TCAAATTCTGCGTTATCTGATGCTCTTCTTTGTTTAGCTGCTCCTATAAAATTCATAGCAGTACTACCTGCCGTTAAGGTTAAACCTGCAATTAATAATGCTACTGCTGACATAATTCTTTATTTTTATTTAATACTTCTTTAGGTAACTCTAAATATTTATTTACATATATATCTAGCTCTGCCTCTTTAACAGTTGTTGCATCAGTTCTATTAACACAACACCATCTACTATCTTTGTGTACATAAAAAACTCTTTGTGTACCTATTTGTGTAAACACCTTATAAGGTGCTTTTATTCTTTTTAATTCTCCTGCATCAGTTATAAAAGATACCTCTCCTTTTAATAAAAAAGAAGGATGTTGTTTTTTATGAATTAAACTCACTATAAAAACACCCTTTGGCATAAATAACTCTCTAGTATATAAACCACCCTCAAAATGGTGTTCTAAAGGAGCGACTTCTTTTAAACCACTTGATTGTTCTTCTCCAGTTTTATGAGTCAAACAACCATTAATTTTTTTTAATTCATCTTGAAATATTTCTAATTTTTTCCACAAAAGCCCAGGACTTTTAGATATACCATTTAAAATATTAGATGCAACTAAATTTTCTTTATTACTCATTTGCTTAAATAAAAACAAAGATAGTAATTTTATGGGAAACTTTTCATAACATCTGAATCTACAGCAAAGAGTTCAACCGCAACTGAATTTGGATTTTCAACTAGACCACTTGTTAAGGTAAACTCTCCATAATGACCTAAAATACCGTTAGACTCTGCAATTTGATTTTTTATGTATAATATATAAACTTCTGTACCTGTAGCTGGTAATGCAACACTGTTATTATTTATTGTAATATTATTAATATTATTAGCTGCATCATAATTTACCGATGATATAGCTCCTGCTTCCTGAGGTGTTAAAATGTCTGTTGCTCCAAAAGGTCCTGTTGCAAAATATATAATATCTCCTTGATTAATCATTGAACCTAAGTCTACAACCATATTAAATGATAATACACACACGCCAGTTCCTACACCAGTTCTTGTAGATTGTCTAGCCACTCCTTGAACTGAACGTAATGGGAATTCACCACTAACAGGATTAGCAGCATTACTTCTTAAATAAGCAAACCACTCTCCTTCTTTTTGTACAAAAAATGAAGAAGATATAAATCCAGTATCTTGTATGTCTGACTTTACCGTAGCTGACCAAGCAGAATCAGATTGAATTCCTATAGTTTTAAATATTTTATTCTCTAATGGAGACTGATTAAAAACACTTGTAATAGTAGAAGAAAATTGTCCTCCATAAAAATTATTTCTAGGAGCTGTCTTTGAATTATGTTGCCATAACTTTCCTTGATAAAAAGTATATAAATAACCATTCATTCCTTGAATTTGTTCTGGAAGAAATGAATAAAACGATGGAAACCCTTTTGAAGTTTCACTAAAAGTTACAGTTTGTTGACTAAATGCCATATATTTTTATTTTAAGGTGCACATCCAAAAATGGATATTATTACGCTTTCATCATTAAGTTCAATTGCTTGAAGTCCTCCAGTAGTAGGGTCAGTTGAATCCGTCAATACAAATCCAGAGGAACCAAAAATTCTATCACCATATCCAGGTGATGTTGCATCTGTATTTACAGCAGGAGAAGTTCCGTTTGCATTAGCATAAACTCTTGTTCCTATACTCCAAAAAGTAACACTTCCACAAGCTGGAGTTTGAGTAGGTATACCAAAAACTCTTCCTCCATTATCTACTGCTCCAGCACAAGCAAGAGTCCCAGTGCTATATGTTTGTGTTGTATCAGCGTCCAAACCACATAAAACGGCTGGACAAGTTACAATTAAATCTTTGTAAAGAGCAAGTATATTTGTGTCTGGTAATAAATTGTAAATTTTAACATCTATATAATTAATAGAAACACCTGGTTTAGGAACAACTAAACTACAAATACCTTGTGTAGAAACATCTGTTTTTATTTGACCAGAACCTACAATTACATTTTCTGTTTGATTAGGAACAGGTACATAATTCCCAGTAGCAGTAAAAGAACCTGTTGAAGTTACCGAACTTAGTTCTTGTATATTATAATTACCATTAGCTGGAAGTGTTCCTTGCCCAGTTACTCCTAAATATACTGGTGTAGTATTGCTATTAGGACTTACATCCCCAAAGTTTGGAGATGTCCATTTATTATAAACAACACCATCATACGTAACTCTTATACCAACTGGCACATCTCCTGGTGCAAAACCTATAATAATTGCTCCAGTAGCAGCACTTACATCCCATCTTGATTTATAAATATTTACATTTGCATTAGGATAATCAACATACACAGATGCACAATCTATACCACAAGCACAAGCCGTTGTGTCTGGTTGTAAAAAACCTGTTTTTTGTAATCTAACAAAATTTCCATCACTATAATATCCATCTGCAGAAACAGTTGCTCTATTAATATCATCATAAACAACATTAGCACTAGATAAAGTAGCACCATCTAAAAAATATGCTGAACCTGCATTTGTACAACAAGCAGCAAACCTATCATTTATTAAATTACCAGTCCCTGCTTGATATTTTAATAACGATGCTTGTAAACTTCTATAATCCCATATTAAATATAAATATGTGCGATTTTGAACTCTAGCAAATTGACCATTATACTGTACTCCAGCAACAATTTCTGTTGTATTAGTAGATGTGGCGGCTGTTAATAATGAAGAAATATCACTTGGAGTATTTTGATATAACGTATCACTTTCTAAATATTTAAATTTGTCTTGAGTAAAAGAAAAAACAAAATTAGCTGGTGCTCTTTTTAATGACTGTAATGTAACATATCCATTGTTTGGAGGAAAACTTCCTTGACCTACTAAACCAGTAGTAGCAGAATATTGCGAAACTACATTACCATCTCCTTCAATAAAATCAACAAATGTAGATGTTGTTGGAGAAGAAAAAGTTGGGTTGGTGTAAAAAGGTGCGGCTGGTTGAGGGTCAGCAAATGTATTCCAATAAAACTCATTAAAGTTAGAATCTAAATTTTCATCTGCATTAGTAATACATACTTGAACTACTGTTAAAGGTAATTCTATTGGACAATCTTGTCTTATTATCCACCCTGCAATTCCTGCTGATTGATTAACTGTTATAGTAACTTTAGTTATTGAAGGAATATCTCTAATGACTGTTATAAACCCATCCGCAGTTACAGCACCACTAGTAACTGTTGCAGCAACTCCTGCACTATCTACCCAACTTGCAACAAACTCTGTGGTACCTAGTCCATCATTTAATGTTGACTCAAAATTAAATCTTGCATTATTAGATATAGCAGTCAAATTATAACAATATGTTTTTTCTGTACCAGCCTCTATAAGAATCTCATTAGATACGCCACAGGAATAACAAAATGTATCTTGAGGTAATAAATTGTTATTTACACTTAACACATATTCATTCATATAAGGGTCAAATCCACCTATTTTTTGAGTCAATGCTGATTCAATAAATAAATCTCTAAAATGCCCTCTCATTCCAAATTCGGAAATAATGGACATTTGTTCATTTTGAGCAGCACTTCCTTTTAATTGAATAATAGCACCTCTTTTTACATCAGTAAAAAATTTGTCTGCACCCCATTCAGTATAACTTTCTGGATTATTACTTATACCATAATCTTCCACTCTTGTAATTTGTGTTCCTAAAACTTCTGGAACAGATGTTAATGCACTACCACCAGACGCATCAGACAATAAATTTTTCCCACTTAAAACATAAGATATTTTGTCTTCTTGTAAACACAATATATCATTTCTTCTGCCAGATAAAACCTCTATAGGTCCAAATGATTCTTCAAGTTGTTTAAAATTAACAAGACCTAAATTAAATTCATTTAATTTATTTATGTTAGACTCGTCATTATAAATACCACTATAAGTAATATCTGAATTTCTATGAGTTCTTTTATAAATTTGTTCTGTTGCTCCATAAACTCTATTACCTAAATTAAAACTTTTTCCAACAATAGAATCTCTAATTTTATAGCTTTCAACTCCGTTTCCAAAACTAAAACAATTACCAAAGTTTAAATTAACTATAGCATCTTGAGATGCAGTTTGGTTTTTGTCAGCTATATCAGCTCCACTCATATGAAAACCTCCTGTTATAGGGTAATTATCTTGACCTTCATAAAAAAGTCCTGGTGAAGAATCTAAAGGTTCTGATTCAAATACTAAAGAAGATTCACTTTTAATTATTTGCACACCCATTGTTATAGAAGACTGTCTTCTTTCGTTGCTACCACAGTTTATTCCTCCTTCAACTACACAAATAAGTGCATCTTCTCCAGAAGTATTGTTTTTTCCAAAACCCATATAATAATCTCTAGGTGCTTGGGTTCCAAAAGTATTTCTAGTTTGAAATGTAGTGTCACATATAGTATTACCAAAAGTAGTTAGTGCCGTTGTGAAAGTAAGAGTTCCATCGCTACCACTATCACCTACTTCCCAAGTACCTGTATTTAATAAAGATTCAATTCCATCTCCTATAAACCAATCGTATACATTAGCATAATTTTGTCTAGCTACTAAGCCTTTTAAGTCTAATGTGTATATAACTCTTTCACATTTATTATTTCCATCTGAAGGTCCTCTTCTTTTAAACTGCATATACCAATTTATAACACTTCCTGCTGGCACTTCAACATCAGTATAAAGTCCACCGTCAACTTCAGAAAAAAGATAGTGACCTCTAGGCACATCACTCGTATTACTGCTTGCACTACCTCCTTGACTAGGATTTTCTTCACTATCACAATTACTTTTTAGTGCACTTGTTCCAGGATTAAAAATTGTACTATTTTCGGAATTTACTGCCCAGTTTAATGGAGAAACAGCCATATAAGACCCAGATGGTAATGTAACGCCTGGTATAGTAATAAAATCTTTAATTTGTACTTCTTTTTCTAAAACAGTTGTATACACACAATTATCTTGTATTCCAAAAGAATCACGCTTTACAATTAATCTATCTCCTTTTTCAATTTTTTGTGCATTTTCTCCTTCTAATAAACACCATACTCTAGTTGAGTTAGGGTCTGTAAAGAATAAATTTACAAATATTGTATTGTATGTATCTCTATCTGGCTGAACAACAAACTTGTATCTAGTTGCCCACACAGGTGGTTTCATTGAAACTGGTATAGTTGTTCTTATTGTATTTTTATTTCCAGATTGTCCACAAGCAACTGTTACTGTATTTTGTGGACTTACTATTGGAGTAGAGCTTCTATTAAATTCATCCATATAAACAATAGCAGTTTCATAATTTCTATTACTATGTAAACTTAAAGGATTAGCTATATCTTTATATGCTGCACTCGCTAACTGAATTGTGTAATATTCAAACACAACTTGTGTAGCAGTAGCACCACCATTAGTTGGACAAGTGTCTGTGTATGCCATTGCCATTAATGTTAATCCTATAAAATTAGGAATAGATTCATTAGTTCTTATTCCTAAAACTGCAAATGCTGTATCAAAAACTGGTGTATTTCCAGTACAAAATAAATCACTAGTTCCGCTATAACATTTAGTTAAATTAGTAGCTGCACCACCAGATGCTCCAGATTGAGTATTAGGAATTGAACAATTAAAAAAATCACTTCTAGATATTCCAGTTAAACAATCTGCGACTTTTTTTATATTAGTTGGAGAGCCTATATATTGAACAAACTCACTACTTGTAGCTAAATCAAATGCACTTGTGTAGTCTCTTCCTAAATTAAAATCTATAGTTAAATTTGTTGCTGGAGTAGTACTATCAGGAGCTGTAAACGCACCGCTAGTTTGTCCTCCGTAAGATTGATGGATAAATTGAATATCCATTGTTAATTGACCTCCAGCTTTTAATACTAAAGGAATTCCTGTAGACAAACCATCGTCAGTCATAAAAACACCTAATTGACCGTTTGGAACTGTTACCGCAACTATAGAACCAGATGTACAATCCATTGATATAGTAGAATTAGTAATTAATGTTGGTAAATCAGTTTCAGTAATGTCTTTTGAAATTAATGATGTGTCGTAATTAAAAATAATATCATTTCCAGTTGAATCTTTTAGGTCATAACCTTCAAAATAATTCCCATACATTAATCTATTACCCATTGCAGTTTGAGCTTTGGATAGTAACGGAACATTGTCATATAATCTTAATATTTCTGAATCAGCTAAAATTGTAAATATTTTACTGTTATCAAATAATATTGTTTCTAGATTATTATTACCTAATCCTAAATCAGATTTACTAAAAGATTCAATTACTTTAACTGTAGGGTTGTCTGCTTCTTTAAAAAGAATTTGTATTTCTGTTACTAAACTACTACCAGTATTATAAGTAACCTGTACTGCATTAAATTCATTAACCATTCCTTCATTAATACTACTTTCTAATGAAAGATTAAAAGATTTTGGAGAAAAAGCAGGGCTTGTAAATTGTGAAGTTGCTGAATATTCATTGTTACTATATTTATATCTATAAGCAAAACAAATAAATCTTTCATCTAAATATGTGTCATCATTTGCAATAGTTATTAATCGTAAAGACGGAGCTTCTAGCGGTGGTTTTTTTATAACTAATATTTCTTCAGCAGTAAATTGGTCTATATTACTAATTGGGTCTGGATAATCTTTATTTATATCTATAAATCTTGGAGGATTTAAGTTGTCTGTAAAAAATAATAAATTATCAATTTTATTAATTCCGTTTATTAAATAAGCATCATTAAAATTTAATATAGTATTATTATTTCCTCCATCGTTTAAACTAATAACGTGATACGTTGTTATTTTAGCTAAAACATTATAACTAAGAATCATATCTATTTTATTTGTAGCAGTACCTGTAGCGTCTGCGTGAATAAACCAATATAAAGTTTCATTTGAACTATCTGAAAAAACTCCTAAAGTTGTAAAAGCAAAAGTATTTCCTAAATATAAAGGGGTTACTAGTAATTCATTTCCTTTTGCATTTTCTACTGAACCTATTTCTGAATTCTCTGTAGAACCTAATCTAACATTTAACGCATCAACATATTCGCCTTGAGGAACTAATCGTTCATCAACACTTTTATTCATTCGTCCTTGTATAAAATTTCTTAAAGTTTTAGCCATATTATTTTATCCACTTATCTTTTCCTCTCATATTCATTAACAATCTTCCAGGATGAATATTGCTCAATCTAATTTTTGCATTTCTTAATAAAGCACTTTTATTTTTTTTAGCTCTCGCTACAATATATTCTTGAACTCCCATTTTACTATTTAAAATAGCATACTGAATAAAAGCATACACATAGTCTTCAAATAATTTGTTTACTGTAATTTCTGTATCTACTCCACCTTCCATACCATCAGATATATATTCTAATATACATAACTGGTCTTTCATATTTGAACTAAAAGTAATTACTCCGCTTTTTTTGTCAATATTAAATGTTGGATTAGCATTAGCTGTTTCTGGATTTAAACCATACAAACCTTTTCCAACTGTAAAATCAAAGTACCAGTATCCATTGTAGTTGTATCCCATAAGTCCATCAAACATACCTCCCTGATTCATATACATTGTTCTGTCTGTTCCTCTTATTCTATCAAAATCTAATTCTGAAAACTCTGGTCTTAAAATATTTCCTTGTTGGTCAAATAATATATTTGAACTTTCATCTTGCAAATAAGCAGACGCTGTATTAATTTGAATATTTTCTGTTAAAGGTCTAAGAATACCATCTTTAAACAATGAAATTCTTACCCAGTTTACATAATCTTGTGGTAAAATAAATCTTAATTCATTTCCTACATTTAATTCTAAAGCTTTAATTTCTTTAAAAGCATCATAATTTAATTCTTGGATAGCACGTTTAGCGTGAAATAATATCTTATATCTTTCTTCATTATTTACTAAAGAATGATTTCCATCATACATTAATAAAAAGTTATTTACTATGTCAGCAAGAGATACAAATTGATATGAACCCCAATTAGCATCCGCTGGTGTGTTACCATCGTTTTCGTAATATTGATAATCATTTAAGTATGCCATTATTGTTCGGAGTTATTTTCTAATTGGTCTTGTGTATTTGCAAATTGTACTACTGCTTGTTCTCTAATGGATACACCTGCGTATCCTAATATTTTTGTTACTAAATCTGGCTCATAATCTGCTGACAATTCAAAATCTTGATAAGAAGAAGATGTAGCATCAAACGAAGGCTCTCCTCCAGTTATAGAAAGATATGTCCATACAGGAGGTAAAGGATACCTTATGTATTGTGATTTTAATTGATTAGCCGCATTAATAGTAGAAGGAAATACTGTTAAGACAGAACCTTCGGTTGTATATGCAGGGTAACCTATTGTGGGAGAGGTTAGATTAGATGTGGTTAATAAAGTTATTTTATTATGACTTACTCTTTCTGCTTCCCCAGTATACGTGGTACCATCAGCAGCAAAACATAATATTTTATTTATTAAATAAAAATCTGCTGGTAAAGTATAAGTGTTGTTGGCTATATTCGCTAATACTGCTGTAGTAGAAAATAAATCTATAACCTCTACAATACCTTTAGATATATTAGCATATCCAGTTCCAGACTGTCTAGCATTTTCTTTAATTATTTGGTAATTATATTCGTAAAATAAATCTTCGAATAAATCTAATTGAGCTTGTTTAGCATATAAATTAAAATCATTAGGAGATATATATCCATAGTTATTTTTATTTAAAATTGCTAAGACTGTATTTCTTACTGAGTTAATCATTTGTAAACATTTGTACAAAGATAAACAAAAAAAAAGAGGCTTAAATAATTAAGCCTCCTCTTAGTTGTTAAAAAGTTATTTACTATAATGTTGCAACTGTAACACTAGTAATTGCTGAACCACCTGGTAAAACAACTGGCATATCAGCGTTAGTCCATCCTGTTGAAGCTGCCTTAAACATTGCTGCTTGTATAGCTTGAGCTGATTCAACTCCAGTACCTAAATCTGTTCCTGTTAAAAGAAGCTTATGAGTTCCATTAATCATATTCATTGTTACAGAAGTTGCAGAAGCTTGAACTACTGTAGCAATACTGCTTAATAATACGTATTGGTATTTACCACTAGCACCACCAACTAAAAAAGATATATATTTCATATCAAAAAATTTTTTAATTAAATAAGGAATATTCCTTGCCGCAAAGATAAAACAAAAAAAGAACACTTTTTAAGGTATTCTTTTTTTAGTTAATTCATCATCTTCCGAATTAAAGGAACTACTATTACAGGTAGGTCAGTTAAACTATGATACTGCAGGTAAAGAAGTTACAGTAGTATCAAGTATATAAATTCTTGAAGGCATAACAACTGGCTCTGGACCTCCTGCTCCTGTTTGTGCTCTAAGCATAGCGTTTTGAAATGCTACAACTATTTTACTTTGTTTACTAGGAGTAGTATCGTGACCTAATCTTATTCTCATTCCTCCCTCACAAAATATATCTGTTCTAAGAGTATCGAATTGGTCAACTAATATTATAGCATCAGAATTAATAAATCTTTGTATTCCTCCTGTTGCAGATAAAATATTAAAATTATCAGATACTGCCATAATTGACTCAGATAATTTCAATCTAAAATCACTAAGAACTGAAATTACAATAGCATTTGAATTAGATGTAGTATCAATAACCTCATCTCCAATACTAACTGTAGTTAAAAAGTTTTGATTGTTATCAAATAACTCATTCGCTGGACAAGTTACAGTATAATTATCTTCTAAATCTGCGTAGTTAGCTCCAAATATATTAGCATCTAAAGTTAATGCTGTGCCTACAAAAGGTACAGTAGCGTTATTAGCATTAAGTGCAGTTACTAAAGCAGTTGCATTAGTTACAGTATTAGTTACAGTATCTCCTATTGCTACTTTAAGATTTGTAAAATTACCACCTGAATCAAACAATACATTAGGTCTGTATATTCTAAATACAGCACCATTAGGAAAACTTCCTGAAACTATTGTTAAATTATCATTATCAACTACTGATAATACAGCTCCTATTATTGAACCATTTGTAAAATCGGCAACTATATCATTTACCTTTATCCCAGAAGTGTTGAAACTTCCTCCAGTAACAGTTATTGTTGCACCTGATACCGCAGTTTGCGTACCAGTTACAATAAATTCAGCAGCAGCAGTTCCTGTAGCAGGAGCAACATTACTTTGAGTTCCAGAATCTACAATTACTGATTCAGTGTATGAAATATATTTTGACATATTCTAATGTTTTCTTGTTATTAAAGTACAAAGATACTAAAAAAAAAGAGACCACTTTTAAATGGTCTCTTTATGAATTACTTCTTAAGTAAATTCTCTAATAGCTTTAAAGACTCTATTCCTTCATCTGATTTAAAGTATGATGAAACAATGTAATTTTTTTCTTCACCAAAGGGAATAGTAAGCATTCTTTTTTTATTTGACTTAGTATTAAAGTGTATGTCTTTATTTTTTTGAACTAATAATTGATTATCAAAAAATGACTGTACTTTAGCTTGTAACTTTAACATTGGGTCAGTTAAAACTGATAAAAACCCTTCTGGGTCTTCTTTTGCATAAACTAATACATCTCTTTTTAATTCTGCTGTTGAAACTTTAGATACATCTATTCCAAATAAAACTTTAGATACTTGTTCTAACTGTTCAATACTTAAACTTCTAGCCTCTACTAAAGCGTCTACTTGAGAATTTAATATCTCAACATCTTTTCTAGCATCTTGTTCTGTGTTTATTTTTCTGTATAGTTTATTATATCCTGGATGTATTTCTAAAAACTTCTGTAAAATTGGATTTTCTTTTGGAACATTTAACATTCCATCATTAAATACAATTGGTTCTAATATTTTATTTCCATCTTGTTCATCAACAAAAACAGATTTTTGATTCCTAGAGTAACATAGTTCTCTATTTACTTGTTCTTCTGCATCCCAATACAATAATGTATTTCTTTTGTTATGATGTGAAGCTAACATATATGCTAAAGGAGCTTTTCCATTTAACAATACATATGTTTCATTTGTGTATATTTTCTTTTTCATTATATATAAATTTAATTTGATTAAAAAAAAGGGGAGGAGGTTTAATTCCTCCCCATTTAAATACTACTTATTATTGTTGAAATAAGAAGAAGTTGTTAGCACCTAAAGTACAAACACATCTTTCAGATAAGAAGTTTACATTCATAACGTCAGTGCCGTCAGTTGTAGCTCCACCTGCTCCCCCAGTAATCCACGTTTTATATCTTCTGTCTTCAGTTTCTGAAGCTCTATATCTAACGTGCAAGAATGGTCTCTTAGCGTTTTTACCTAATACTTGGTCATATACTGTAGTTGAACCTGCTGGAACCATAAGTCCATTAATCTGTCCACCTACTAAACCGCCTCTCATTGTTGGGTCATTTAAGTATTTCCAGTCAGACTTGTAAAAGTCATAACCTCTTCTGAATCCTCTAAAACCTAAATTTAAAGCCATTTCTTCATCATTGTCAAAAAGACCGTATGATGTTCCATTCTGACCATAAGAATTTTGACTAGCTAACATATCGTCAATATCAAATCCGAAGTTTCTGTTTAAGAAAATAACATTTTCCTCAATAGAACCTTGCTTATCTAATCTTTCGATAATAGAATCAAAATCACTTAATACAGTTGGATTACCTCCTGACCATACATTACCTCTTGTTCCAACAACGTGAAACACACCTTCAGAACCTTTGTTACCTTCAGGTCCAGTTGTAGCTGCTGCACCAGAACCTACTACTGCTGGTACTGCTTCAATCATAGCTGTTTCTAAATAATCGTCAAAACGTAATCTAGTATCGTGCTCTGATTTTAGATACCATAAGTATCCATCTACTCCATTTTCTCCTGTTACTTGAATCCATCCAATTTGAGCCATATCAGAACCTGCAATACTGTAAGTGTCTTTTAGGATTATTGGTGAATTATCAAATATAGAATCATCTGAAATTAATGTCTCTGGCATTGAAGCTGTTCCTTTTCTGAATTCAGAACCATAAACAAATACTGCGAAAGTAGATGCTGCTGCATAAGCTTCTTGGTTTAATTCGTAATAAGCTACTGTAAAAGTTCTAGCAGCATAACTAACATCTGTTACAACTGCCTTGTTACTTAAAACTGAACCTGCAGTTTCATCTGAAATCATAACTGTTTGACCAATTCTGATTGCGATACCTCCTGCTGCTCCTGTTGTTGGCTGTGTAGCTGGGTCGATTTGTCCTGCTGGTACTGTAAAAGTTTGAACAGTTTCATTACCTCCATAAGAACCAGCAGTTACTCCTGTATACTTAGTATGTAATCTTCCTTGTTCTGCCCATTTTATCATATCTGAATTTGATGGCATTTCAGCACCTACCATTCTTAAGAATGATGATACTGTTCTGTTTCCGTAACGTTCAAATTCCTTTTCGTAAGTATCTGGAAGATAAGTACTCAAGAAATCGAAGTTAGTAATATAGTTAGTTTGCGTAGTAATACGTTGAGCACTTGGCTGCAACTGAAAGTTTAGCAAATTAGCATTTTCTATTGCTCCTGGCATAATTTCTATTTTTTTGTGATTAGTCGTATGCGACCAATCTGGTTTTTATTAATTTATTTTCGTTTAGAACTCCTAATTCTTAAACTGTTTCCAGAATCTGAATTAACCGTTCTAATTTTCATTCCTCCTTTACTAGTAGATACTTCTGGTGCATTACGTAATCCCATATTTATATTTTTAGTTTTACGTGCATCACCTTCTATAGCTACAGATTTGCCTTGTTCATAAAAGAACTGAGCAAATTTTTCAGGATTCATCGCTAATGATAACGCTTTATGATACTCTCCTACATTTGTCATCATTCCATCTTTATCTAAATATTTATCAACAAAGTTCATAATATTAGATTGAGACTTCTTTAATGTTTCTACATCAGCAGGTTTATACGTTATATTATTCTCGCCTAAATTAAATTCAAAACCTTTGAATTCGCTTGAAAATACCTCGTCAGATTTCTTGGAAAACCAATCTCTCTTACGTTCATTTGACTCTTTTTGAGTCGCAGCATCATTAACATATTGTTTGTACTCAACTAATTGACTTTTATCGTCATCAGACATATCAACTGCTCTTGACTCAAGAGGTTGTTTAAAAGTGTCTTTCTGGTCGTTAAAATACTTAGTAGCCTTTCTAACAATTCTTTTCTTTGCTAACTTTTTCTTTTTTATATCTGACTCGTCATCTACATCTTCATCATATATAAAATCCTCCATTAAGGATTCTACATCTTCAGGGTCAATAGCCTCATCAGTTGCTAAAAAATACTCAGACAACAAAACATCAGGATTCATTCCGTCAAAGTCTTGATTTAATTTTACATAATCTTCAACTCCTCTTCCTGTTTCCTTTTTATATTTTAAATAGGCAGCGACATCTTCAGGAAGTTCTTCCTTTATTTCTCGCTCAGTAACCAAGTCATCAAATGAGTTGATTTCTTTACCATATCTGTTTCCTAAATAATCTAAAACTTCTTTTTCTTGAAGTTCTTTTTTAATTTCTTGTTCTCCAACAACTTCTTTCGTTATTGTGGATTCTTTTTCTAAAACTCTACTTTCTGCATTCGCATCTTGTAAGGCTTGTTTTTCTTCGTGTTTTTGAAGTAATTCATTTTCTACCTCTTGAACTGACTTTTCTACTATATCAGTAACTTCTTTTACTTTTAATGTCATTTGATTTAATTTAATTTTTACAAAGTTAGTAATTTATTTATTGTT